ACATCGATCAATATCAATTATTTAGCTGTGTTTTATAAACCTATCCTACGATTGTATCAAACCAATCCTGACTCATTCCTGAGATTATTTTATCTGCAGAATTAGAGTCAACTGCATATTTCTCATCAATAAGATGCTGTTTTACTTTCTCGTAATTTTCGTGAATCTTTTTTGTTTCTCTTGGAGTTGGCTTCATTGTATCAATAATTCTACTAAGTTATTTATTAATTATAACCTGCTTGGAATTTATTCCATTCAATCGCATTCTTAATTTGATAAGTTCGTCCTGATATATTTCTAATTATTTCTTCTAAAAATTTAAGCATCACGTCGTAATATTTAATTTTCATATCAATTTTATTCATTTTATCATCTGCTTCTAAATGTCTCTGAATTGCATCTTTTTCACGAACCTTATATGGAAATGGTTCTTCAGCATAAACTTCTGCAGTTGCTTTACCAGTATAGTAATTATATCTTTCTAATTTAACTTTTGCATACGACTCTCTTGCCTTTTCTCTTAACAAAGTTATTGTATTATACAATGTGTAATACTTTGAGTGAAGTTGAGGTATTTTTAATGATTCATCATGTAAATTATCAGGATCGATCTTGGAGTCTCTCTCCCACATCTCCTGAATTTGTTCAAGATTCATGTAGTGCTGCTAGATAACTTATATAAAGTATACTTGAAGGTTGCCTCTGCTGTAAAGTATTGGACATCTGTATTTGTTGCGTCAAAATCCAATGAAGTTAAAGAGGTAGGAAATAAATCAATAAACTTAACTTGTGCAACCTCACGATAATTACTATTTAATATTCTTAGTGTACCATCACAGAATGCTTCTTTTTGATCTCTTTGACCATCTACATCTGTAGTAATTCTTTTAAATTCTTTTGTTGTTTCTGGAAATCCTAATCCTGTTAACCAACTATAGACTGCAAGGTAGTTTTCCATGTTTTCATCGACTAGAAACCGAAGATTAAAATCACCAAACGTTAATCGTTCGCCTGGTACATCAATTGTTTTTAAATATGATGGTTGAGTAGTAAGTTCAAGATTTAACTCTGGTATTCTAGCAGAATTTGAGAAAAAGTCAACCTTCGGAAACTTAGCTAAATTAAATTTAAATGCTACTCCAGAGAGAAAATTTCTATTCTGTATTTGATTTCCGAATGCCGAATTAGTCATTATAATAATTTTTTAACTATTTATTGTCTTTGAGTGAAATCAATTCCTTCTAAATGATCAAATTCATGTTGAAAAACTCTCGATGCAAATCCACTTAGTTTTATTTTATGATCTCTTCCCTCTTCATCCTCATATTTTACAACAATCCTATCTGGTCTATTAATGTTTATTATTTGATCTGGAAAAGATAAACATCCCTCTTTACACCAAACATCATCATCATATCTTTTAATTAAGCGAGGATTAAAACATACAATAATATCATTATACTCAATATCTCTTATCATTGCGAATGCTCTTACATCCATACCTATTTGATTCGCAGATAAACCAACACCATCATAGTGAAGCATATTTGTAATCAAAGTCTTTGATATAAAATGACGATCTAAATTTACACCGCAAGGTTTAATTTTGCGATGTAAAATACTATCATCTGATTTAACTAGATCTCTTATCATCTTTTCTTGGGTTGTTTAAGAACCAAGAGGGACCTTCCATACTGACATTTATGTAAACTGTTTTTGCATAATGTAATCCACGATAACACATAAAAGCAAAAACTTCATCAATATCATGCTTATCTTCGTCCCACTCTGGTGCTTGTCCCCTACCTAAAAGGTGTAACATGACCATATTTTATGTTTACAAATATTTATTGTTAGGTAATCTTGACATCTTCAAAGAAAGGCATGAGCGTTCCATCACCAACTTTTTCTTCTATGTAATTAAAAATTGATTTTCCGCAATGAGGGCATAATAAGTCTTCTTCAGTATTAAATGGAACAATTGTAGACTCAATATCTGGCATAGTGCAGGTCATTTTATGTAACCATTCATGTCCTGTTCTAACTGAATTACAATAAGATTCTCTTAACTCTCTAACTGCATCTCCCCATACGTCTAATGTTCTACGATGAGTATCTACTGGATACCAAATATCAAAATGATTAGAAATTTTTATAGTTTCCACCATTGTCTCTACATCTACATTAAAATCAATCGGATATCCAGTAATATATTCAGTGAGATTGTTGTAATATTTTTTTGTAATTAAAGAACCAGTACCAGGATTAAGTCTTAATAATCTACCAAAAACTTGTATCGGTATGTGTGTTCTAGTATACTTAGGATCACGCACTACACCAACAACCATTGCTGATAAATTATTGATACTTATTCCAGATCTGGCACGATTTAACACTATCATATATCTTAGAGGATCATCAGGATCAAGCATTCTTTTTTTAATTTCATCAAACGTTTTAACTTTTTGACAATTTCTTTTGTCCCCTGTTAAATCCCAAATACGATTACCTGCATCTGATCCACCATCTTCTTGAAGAGTAGCGATCATCTGAAGATTTTCATCATAACCTTTAGAAATAAGATAATTTGAAATGATTTCAACCATACCCTCTTTATGCTGATCGTTTCTATGCATAGGACATCCCCATACCCCTGCTTTATAACCACACATAAAAATTCCAGTTAATTTGGTATTGATATTTTTATCTTTTTTCTTTAATATTTGTAATTTTTTTTCTCTAGCAAACAAACTATCAATAGCATCATAAATTGATTCTCTCACTGAATCTTGACTATCTCTTTGTTTAAAGTCATAGGAAATAGTCTTGTTGACCCATGATTGAGTTTCTATCAAATCATCTAAAGGTGCAAGTTTATTGCGAGTGGTGAAACAGTCAGATAATTTTTCATTAGTATCAGGTATATCAAATCCATAACCTGGTAAATCTGCTTTATGATGAACAGTAGGAGTTGCAGTAAACGCTAATACTCTAGGATTTAATTTAATCCAACGCTTGATTCTTTTTGCAACAGCAGCATCAAATGGAGAAGGATATCCAGTTCCCCATCCATATTGCTTACTACCATCATCACCAACTGCTAGAAACTGGTGTGCTTCTTCAATAAACAATACTGATTTATCTGCATATTTTAGAAAAGTCTCAAACTCATTTGAAAATCTCACATGAGTTATTGAAAATACATATATGTTTGGAGTGCTTAGAAAATCCTCTAAAAAATCATCTAATCCACTTTTAATATTTCTTAAATCTTTATACTTGTAACCCGCATAAGATATACAATCAATAAAATCATCATCTGCAGTTTCACAAGTTGGTGCGATTCTTATAATAAATCTTAATTCTTTAAATTCTTTTTTTATAATTTTTGGTAACTCTTCACCCATAAAGAAAGATTTACCAATACTCATTTGTTTCTGAAGTATTTTAATCTTTTCACTTAAAAAAAGTGAGGGATTTTTAACTACTTGGGTAACTTCATCACGAAATTCCCTGTAAACTTTAGTTTCTTGCATATTCTTAATTTTAATATCTCTACCGTAAAACGCTATGCTTCTACAAATAGACGTGCGATATTATATAGCATACTAAATTTTTGATAATTTGTCAAGATATACAGTAAACCATAAAAAAAGAGACCCCCGAAGGAGTCTCTGATTATCTCGAACGAGATATTTATTACATAAGGTTTGCAACCTTAACTCTTCTGTAGTAACGGTTTGTGTTACGTGTAAGAGTTCCAAGTCCTTGTGTTGTACCTTGTGAGAATGGGTTCTCGACCATACCATATCTGGTCTTGAATCCAATTTTTGGTTGGAATGTATCCTGACCAACCGCACGAACCATCTGTAGAGGAACGTATGGGCAGTAGAATAATCCAGCGTCATAAGGTGAAGAACCTTTGTAACCCATAACATAGTACTGAGTTGCAGCAACGTTAGCAGCAAATGGGTCAATGTACACTCTATACTTACCTTGTAATACACCAGCAAATGTATTGCCTGTGTCATCTACGTTAAGGTTAGCGTTTAATGCAGGTGTGTAATCTAATACACCAGCCATTGTTAGTGCAGAAGCAACGTCTGCGGAGCAAAGGATCATGTTG